CGAATTCCCTGGCGAAAAGAGACGAGCGGCGCATATGCAATGCATGCTCCACAGGATCAACCAAGATCCAGGCGCCATTGATGGGATCATCGGACCCAAGACCAACGCTGCCTTAGCCAAAGCCACAGAAGGCTACGAAGACTATCCTATCGACCCGTATTATTTATTGCAGGGTCTTTGTTTCGATTGGTTCCCGAACGAATTCGGATGGATCGACACCACCAACTTTGTACGGTTGGCATAAGGGAATGAATCATGGACAAAACTAGCGAATGTATCTTTAAAATCTCATGTCCCGAAGAGCGGGTACGAATGGATGTAACAATAAATGGCGTCACAACCGAAGACGTAAGCTTGCCGGAGGCGTTCGATATGCTGGCAGATGCATGTTTCGAATGGAAGCCTTGGGATGCCAATCATCACGGTCACATGTTCTATGCTGCATCACTCGAGGTCGGCATGATGTGCATTCGTGCCGCAGAAAAGTATATGGCAGAACAGAACCGCCAACGTGAGAAGGATCTTGAAAAATGAATAGATCAACAGGTCCGCAACCGCAAATTACCAGGGAAATGGCACTTTACAAGAAACTATTAAACACCACACTGTATCTTAATAAGTATGGGAACGATCCACAGAAAAATACTTTAAAAGAATTTGAAAAATGGGAAGCAATGCGTGAATCCAACGAAGCGCAAAACGAAACAACCAAGAAAGGAACCAACGAATGAGTAATACGAATCCAATCAACATGATCATGGAACGGCACAACGTGAACATGGTTCAGATCGCGGCGGAGATAGGTGTATCACCACAATCTGTCAAAAACTGGAGCCAAGGTGCCAGTCCGTCGGACAAGTACGCTGTGCTGTTGGCCGAGAAATACGGCGGTGACGTGATAGACTATAAGGGAGTTAACACGATAAAACTCTACATAGAAAATCTGATCCGTCGTATCGTTCGTGAGGAGCTCGAAAAATGCAATGGCACACAAGATTCGAAGACATCGTAGAACCCAAAATAATGAGTATATACAATTCTATCGATTATCTGGGTATATCCGAATCCGAAATAAGGGCACTCATAAAGCGTGGTGTCCTTGAAAAGATAACGTGGTCGAAAGATCCAGACGCTACGATCTATATACCCGTAGCGGATCTGGACATAGTTAGAAAGGAGTACATGAATGAAAGAAATGCTAAGTCAGATGCAAGAGAAACTATGTGAGTTGGAGGCGTTACTGGACAAAACAATCGCCAGCTCAGATGACGGGATCAACCAAAACGAGAATTCCGTTGTACTGTGCATCCATCCAAAACGCAGTACGGTTCTTTTGAGTCGTGACGGTATTGACGAAGACGGAATAACGTTCTTTCAAGCGTTACGCATGATCGGTAAATGGTACGAGAAACACGGACACCTGGATATGTCCGATAAAATCAACGCTGCGGTAGCAGCAGCAAGAAAGGTAGATATATGACCATCACATCCCTGTTTATCAACGAACCACAAGACGTGTACCATTCCAAATCGAAGAATGGTGAGTACATGGCATCCCACCTTTTGGATGATTTCCAGAAATCGCCCAAGCTGTATTGGGACAAGATCAACGGTCGTGTCGAGGAGGTAGACAAGCCGGCATGGGCAGTAGGTCGTGCGGCACACTGTCTGATCCTCGAAGGCGAAGAAGCGTTCTTGGACAAATATCTGATCGGCGGTCCGATTAATCCGAGGACAGGTAACCCCTACGGAGTAGGAACCAAAGCGCATGACGAATGGATTGAGGAGAACGGCGGATTACCTACTATCTCGGAAGAGACCTGGGATGATATCCGGATCTGGCGGGATTCCGTATTCGCACATAAGGAGGCAGCGTTCTTGCTCAGTAGCGGGAATCCTGAACAGGTCTGTCGCTCGAACGTATCCGGTGTACCCTGCCAGGCACGGATTGACTGGGTAACTAACGACATGTCCATCATCGATCTGAAGACCTGCAGCGACATTACCGTATTCGAATGGGATGCTAGGAAATACCATTATGCGAATCAAATGGCATTCTATCATGACGTCATCGAATCGCATCCCGATTCAACGCCCATCCGTGGCGTGTACATGATCGTTGCTGAAAAGAATCCGCCCTACGCAACGGGTGTGTGGGTGTTGAGCAAAGAGGCATTAAACGAAGCATCCAGAACGAACACGATGTTACTGAACACATATAAGACATGTAAAGAGACGGGTCTATGGCCGACCGGTTACGAAGATATCCGTGTCTTAAGAGGAGTAAACGAATGAGCTTATTAGATCAAGTCATAGACGGCGCCATATATTCGCCACCGAAGATCCTTCTTTACGGTTATACGGGCATCGGTAAAACGACCTTCGCCAGCTGGGATCACAACTCGTTCATCATCGATTGTGACGGATCCGCAAACAACATTAACCGTAAACGGTCGCCTTATCTGGAGACTTGGGAACAGATCCAAGAATGGCTAAAATTCATCGAAACAGCCGATCATCCATTCACTATATGCGTGATCGATACCCTGGACTGGCTCTTTGACCGTGCCATTGAAGAGGTCTGCGGCTCCAGAGACACGAAAGATACAAGACCGTATCGGAACACGTTGAACAAAGCCAACGGCGGCTACGGTAACGGTAAACAGGCGTTACATTTGTTCGTGAACATGAACATCATCCCGCAACTGAACCGTATCGTCAACCGTGGTATCCCCGTTGTGCTCACATCACATGCGCATACAACAATGTTAACAGACGAGGAGGGCATAACTACCGAAAAGGTAGCGCCCAATATTGATCCTGATTTCGTTGATAAATTCGTATGCTGGGCTGACGTAGTCGGCTTTGCCCGTACCGGTCAGGGCGGCCAACGTGTCGTCATCGTCGAGGATGCGCCGAAAGCAGTTGTTAAAAACCGGTATAATATGCAGCCAGTCCTGCCACTGGACTGGAACACGTTCATAACCGACCTTCACAAAGGTATGAAGGCAATTAACAATCCGCAACAACCCGCAAAGGAAGAAGATGACGTGTACCATTCCAAATCGAAGAATGGTGAGTACATGGCATCCCACCTTTTGGATGATGGCTCGTGAGCAAGAAAAGAAAAACAAACTGTCAATTTTAGAGAACGTACATAAACAACAAACAACAAAGGAAGAAGACAATGGCTGATTTAGGTTTCCAGTTTGATGCAACGAAAGTAGAACCCACATCCGTAATGGAAGTGATCCCTGAAGGTAAGTATACGGTGGTCATCGTTGACAGCAGTATCCGTTCGACCAAAAAAAACGAACAAAATAAAATGCTGCAGTTAACGTTCCAAGTCGCTGACGGCAAATATAAAGGATCCAAGCTGTATGCGTTTCTGAACATTATCCATAGCAATTCGACTGCGGTCGAAATTGCGAAACGTGATCTGTCCGCTATCGCCCATGCCGTGGGCGTATTGAAATTGAAAGATTCTGCATCTCTGCATAATATTCCGCTTACGGTACACGTTAAGCTGGAAAAGGATCAGAACGACAACATGCGCAACGTAATCAAAGGCTACGATAAACGGGAACTGCCATCTATAACACCAACAGCAACGGCATCCGTAGACGTGAAACCGATTCCGATGACAGCGCAAGAAGAGGTCGAAACGGCGCCCTGGTCCAAATAGAAAGGATGGGTGGTGTCTACTTATCATGCTGGGTAGACGCCACCCTTTTCAATTATGCAACTATTCGAACTGCCATGGCCGCCGTCTATCAATAACTATTACGTTCATACACGCAACCACACCTACATTGGAGATAGAGGAAGAGACTACAGGATCATCGTTCGTTCTATACTGAACACGAACAAAGCCCGTAAAATTTCTGGGTATATTCGGTTAGAACTGGAACTATATCCTCCGGACAAGCGCAAGCGGGATATGGACAATATCCAGAAAGCGCTTTGGGATGCACTTCAGCATGGAGGATTATATGAGGATGATTCGCAAATCAAATCGTTCCATTGTGAAATGTACGAACCTATGGAGGGCGGTCTGGTCGTCGTAAAGATAAGGAATCGCTAATATGAAAGAGATTGTTACTTTGCGCCCGTATCAGGCAGCAGCTGTACAGTCGGTATACGAACATTTGCGTACACGAGATGATAATCCCTGTGTCGTATTACCGACAGGCACAGGTAAAAGCCATGTAATCGGACAAATTGTAACCGATGCCGTAACGAGATGGGGCGGTCGTGTACTTGTCTTAGCACATGTAAAGGAATTACTGGAACAGAACAGCGCCAAGATCCTGGAACATACGCAAAACATCGATGTGGGCATCTATTCCGCAGCCCTAAAATCGAGGGATACGGAGGAATCTGTCATTGTCGCAGGTATCCAGTCCGTATATAAACGTGCCTGTGAACTGGGTAAATTCGATCTAATCATCATCGATGAAGCCCATTTGATCCCGACTGAAGGTGACGGTATGTACCGTCAATATCTGGCAGATGCACAAATAATCAATCCAAACGTGCGTCTGATCGGACTTACCGCAACACCGTACCGACTAAAAGGCGGCGAAATATGCGCGCCCGAGAATATATTGAACTATGTCTGCTACGAGGCAGGCTTACGTGAGATGATCCTTGACGGCTATTTGTCGACTATACGCAGCAGGAACGGTAAACGTTCCGAAGTAGACGTAAGCAATCTGCGTGTAAATTACGGTGAATTTGTTCTGTCCGAGATGGCGGAAGCCTTCGATAAGAAGGATCTAGTCAGAGCTGCCTGTCTGGAGATAGCGGAATTAACCGCAAACCGTAAATCGATACTCGTTTTTGCCGCTTCCGTGGCGCATGCCTATCATGTCGCTGAAGAGCTGGCAGATATCACAAAAGAAGAATGCTGTGTCGTTGTCGGCGATACACCTGCAGATGAACGAGCTGAGATAGTCGCTCGGTTTAAAGGCGAAACGATTGTGAGCGACTTGTTCGGTAACACTAAAGGTCCGATTCGATTTCTTATAAATGTACAGGTGTTCACGACCGGCTTTGACGCTACGAACGTTGACTGTATCGTTATGCTCTTTTCTACGGCATCGCCTGGACTCTATGTGCAGGTTGTCGGTAGAGGTACACGACTGCATCCAGGTAAAGAGGATTGTTTGGTACTTGACTATGGCAAAAACGTTATGCGCCATGGGCCCGTCGATATGGTCACACCTCCATCCAAAAAAAGAGGCGGTAACAATAATAGCGAATCGCCCACGAAAGAATGTCCTAACTGCGGATCATTGATTCATGCTGCCTATCAGATTTGTCCAGATTGCGGTACAGTCTTGCCTGAACCTGAACGAGCTGTTCACGGCTGGCGCGCTGACGGTACACCGATCTTGTCCGGTGACGTAGTCGATGAAGAGTATCCTGTATATGGCACATTCTACCGTATCCATACGAAAAAGGGCGCGGATCCGGATCATCCCAAGACAATGCGTGTCGAATATAATATTGATGAGGGTCTGAGCAATCATTGGATATCCGAATGGGTCTGTCCTGAACATACGGGTTATGCCCGTGACAAGTTCGTGAAATGGTGGGCAGAACGCAGTGATACCGAAGCCCCACGAAGTGCAGAAACTGCAGTGAACTATATAATGGGTACAGTACCATGCCCTATTAAAGAGCCTGCCATAATCAAAACAAGATATCGGGCAGGCGACCGATTCGAACAGATTGTTGGCTATGTCTTTGACGATACAGCCAAACCAGAACCAAAACCCATCTATGACGAAGACGAAGAAGAAATACCGTTCTAACCAGAGAAGGGGATTCACGTGAATGATATCACGAAACTATATAATAGTGGCGATGTATTCGAAGTGCGTGTTCTCGGCGCTACAGTACCAGGCTGGCGCACACCGCACATTGAATCGGGCTACTTCGCGGCGGATAACCATGCCGCAATAGAGACCGCATTCAAGAAGATTGACCAGTATGTAGGCGTTTATGCAACCATTAACCCGGTAAACAAAGATCTATTAGCCCGAGCCAACAACCGATTCATCAGTATCCGACAGCGGAACATGTCAACGAGCGACTCGGACATCGTACGTCGGCGTTGGCTGTTCCTCGACATTGATCCAGAACGACCGAGCGGCATCTCTGCTACGGATCTGGAGAAGAGTACCGCTTATGAGATGGTTACTCAGTTAAAGAGTATCCTGACCGATAAAGGCTGGTCAGAACCGATTGTGATCGATAGCGGTAACGGCTATTATCTACTCTACCGTATCGATGAACCGGTCGAGGATGACGGACTCGTAAAACGATGTTTACAGTCTTGTGCACAGTTAATCAGTATCGATGGGGTACACGTAGATACGGCGGTACATAATGCGGCGCGAATCGCAAGAATACCGGGTACATGGAACCGTAAAGGCGAAAACATGGAGGATCGACCACATCGCCTAGCCAAGATCGTCAGTATCCCGGACACCATCGAACTTGTTAATACCGAACTATTAACCATCCTAGCCGGCGACATCCCTAAACCTGCGCCCAAACATGTATACATAGAACGACCAGACGAACCCATTAAACCTGGTGATCTGTACAACCAATTTGCGGACGTTAGGGACATCCTCGAAAAACACGGGTGGGAACAGATCGGTTCCATGAACGGTAACGAGAACTGGCGCAGACCGAATAAGACGTCACAGGGACATAGTGCCACATGGAACGGTGAAGTGTTCTACGTCTTTTCCTCTGCAGCAGAACCGTTCGAAGCGAATAAAGGCTACAGCCCATTCGCTGTCTATTCCCTATTAGAACATAATGGCGACTTTAAAGAAGCGTCTCGTGCTCTGCGTAATGACGGTTACGGCGCACAATACCATATCGAAACCTATCCTGACGTCGATATCAGCGAATTCCTGGAAGAGATAAGTAGAAAGAATTCGAGGCTCGAAGAGTTCCCCGAACATCTACTGAACCCGCCAGGGTTCATGGGCGAAGTTATCAAATTCAATAACGAAACAGCGCATAAGAAGCAACCGATTCTTGCACTGGCCGGCGCATTAGCGTTACAAGCAATACTCTGTTCACGCAAAGTAAAAACGAAATATGACATGTACCCGAACATCATGATCTGCGGTATTGCCCCTTCCGGTTCTGGTAAAGATCATGCCCGCGCATTGAACAGACAGATCCTGATCGAATCGAACCAATTCCATCTTCACGCAGAAGGCTGTAAATCTGGGTCGGCACTGGCGAATGCGCTGGTCGTACAGCCTGCAATCTTGTTTCAGTTGGATGAATATGGCCGATTCCTGAAGGCTAGCCGTAACCCGGAACGGAACCCATACGCATACGAGATTGTAAGTAAACTGCTGATCCTCTACTCATCATCAGGTAAAGTCTGGGAAACAGATCGGTACGCTAGTGAAGAGAAAGGCGGTAAAATCGTTACGAACCCGCATGTAGTCGTTTACGGTACAACCGTACCTAAATCGCTGTACGAGGGGTTAACCGAAGAGTCCGTTACCGATGGGTTCCTAGCCAGAACGTTGATCTTTGACGTAGACGAACATAACCCGCTCAGAAGGATCGTAGAAAGTAAATCTATCCCTGAATCCATACTTGCCCGAGCCAAATGGTGGGGCGAATTCAATCCAGGCGGCGGTAACCTGTCGCCTGACGAACATATTATCCCGATCACCTCGGACGCACTGCACTATATGCGGAAATTTCCTGAGATTGAAGCGGAGCGCATGGCGGATATGGGAGATAATCCTCTGTCCACACTCTGGACACGTACCGCAGAGAACGCCAACAAACTGGCACTACTCTATTCCGTCTCTGCTGATGCTGAGAATCCTGTTATCGACATGGCAGCCGTGAAATGGGGCTATGACCTGGCCGAATTCCTGACACAGCGGATGATCATTCTGATCGGTGAGAATGTAGCGACCACACGGTTCCATGCGGAAGTGCTCATGGTCGAACGTGCCATACGCAAGGCTGGCTGTAAAATAGATAGATCTACGCTCATGCGTCGTGTACGTATGCGTTCCCGTGATCTGGATACGGTCATCGATTACGCTATCCAAGCGCATATTATCGACATCGAAATGATCAAGACCGGCGGCCGCGAACGGACCTACTACGTCTTGATCTGACAGGCTGTGCAGTACCCTTGCCTGATCGTTCGAGAAGCCGGTTAAACACGCCGGTAAATGCAGATTTCCTGTAACCCTTAGCCAGATCTGGGTTTTCTTTGCGCCACTCTTTATAGGCAATTACGGCTCTGGGATTGTCGTTGTTACGGATGAAGTCGGCTGCGAAATCCTTGGCAGATTTGAGGCGAACCGCCTGATGCCGTTCCTGTGCGTAGTCCGGTTCGTCTTTTTTCTCTGCGGTACGGATGAACCGGCGCATAACTGGTTTGATGACGGGCAGATCCTGCACACCCTTTTCACGCATACTATAGGGCTGTTCGAATCCGCCAACAGCAGTACCGAGTATCTGGTTCCAGGTCCACTTTGCATATTCCTTAGCAGAATCGAATCCGCCGGCGCGCCAGATCGTTTCATCAATGATCGGCTGACCCCTGAAATAGTCGTAAGGGTTCTGACCACGTATATACTGTAATGCGCCGCGACCGATGCCGAGTAATGGGTTCAGACTGCCAGGTTCCATGGGCAACGCATCGAACATGACATCCAGAATCTTTTGTGCGGTTGCGTCTTTTGATGCGAAAGCATGCCAGATGATTGCGTTCACTGTTTCACCTACAAAGTCCATGGGCATCGGTATCCAGGACACCGTCTTCCCATCCCATGCCACAGGGAACGCCAGTCTACCCGACTTCTCATATTCGGGTATGGCTCTGAATGCGTCTCTGTAATCTTTGATATCCTCGTCGCCATCGTCATCATCGCCAAATTGTAAGTATGCCTTGATCAGAGCGGGGATCACTGACATTGTCGTTAACCGCATCAGATACGATGTGGGATTCCGTTTCATGGCACGCATCGCGGAGGTGTAACCCTGCACATTAATGTTCGAATACAGGAAGATCATATTAGTCCAATGCGAATATTTGCCGCTCGTATGGATATCCGGCGTACCAATTGCTGAACGCATAATTTCACGTACGTCATGTACGTCTTGGACCTGTTCCGATTCTAATAGTTTATAGCCAGCCAGTTTCGACCATGTCTCCATCATCTGATTATAATCTTTGAAGATTGACTTGATACCTCGGATAAACATGTTCTCCGTATGTTTCGGGTCGAGCATCTTCAGATCAAATTCCATCATTTGCCGATCATATTCGGACAAAGACGTATCATCACGAGCCTTCCACATACGTTCTGCAGGAACCAGCCCTTTCAATAACAGCTCTTCCATGATATCGGACAGTTCACCCTTGAACGCATACTTATAGGCGTCACGGATCGTGGACAAATATGATTTACCCATCTTAAACGGTAACGTAATACTGTCCAACGCTTCCATGCCCAGCCTCTTGATCGTACTTGCTTCGACACCACGCTCTTTCATGGTACTTGCTTTGGTCGGCACATTCATATACGTAGACCGTGCATCTCGGATCAGATTCCAAAATCCGAAGCCTGGATTATAGGTTGTATAGATACCCTTAATAATCGATGTCGCGGCGGACATGCCCTGATACATGATATTCATGGGCATCGAATCGTTCTTGAACATGCTGGCTATTTCCGGTCGAACGATTGCGCCGTTCAGTATACCTTCCCTGTAATAGTAAACGAACTTTTTCGTATCTGCCGGTATCTCAAGGTTCGGACCTCTGCGCTTTATCTCTTTGATCCCGCCAGGATCCGATTCTAGCATGGCATTGACCATGGCTATCTTGGCTTTGTTCGTTACTGCCGCGAAGAGTAACAGCGAATCCTTCTGCATCGTTGCCAGGAACGGATTTGTTATATCGTCTAAGGTACCGCGTTGCCGCTTGATCGCAGTAGGTATACCCTGTCCGGCACTACCTTCCTCCAAGAATTTGACCACATTAAATGTGGCATATTCGTTGTTACTGATAATCTTTTTCATCAGCTCAGCAGTAAAAAGATTCGATCCTCTCAGATGCGGGATAATATACTTCGTGCCCAACTCCCAAAACTTGTCTACGGACTCTTCCAGTAGTTTATATTTCTCGTCACCGAGCCGTTCACGGATACCGTTCAATACGCCCAACGCATCTTCGCCACGGATACCCAACGGATTGGCCATATCAGCGCGTTCGCCGGCAGCACGTCTGTTATGCATGTATGCGCCCACATACTCAATACCGATATCCGATTCGAGTAGCGGATTCATGATATCTGTTGCGATATGGTAATGGTACACAGTCATTACGTCTGTGGGTATATAGCTTATATCGCTGTACGCTTTCCGTGCCTCATCAGAATGCAGCAGTATCGATCGATCCGCAAAATCATGCCAGAGTAACTTAAATTTATCTGCTGATTTGCGTCTAGCCTCTTCGCTGAGCCTGCGTTGTATGCCCAAATCGATCGTTTCACTGGCATGTGTATACATTGCCAACTGCCGATCCAGACGCATCTGATCGGTCGACCCTTCCATCATACTGTCTATGACCGCATTATATTTCTCGACCAAAGGCTGATGCGCTTCGAAGAATTGGCCGAGCCGATCGGTAAATTTGGGCGCCACCTGTTTCAATAGTTCAGGATTATTGAACAGTACGGACATGGCATCCGCATACAGTTCCGGTACTAATGAACGATACGCATTGAACACATCTTGGGTATCTGTTTCGTCAAAATCGCCACGCCACATCTTGGACAGTTCTATTAGCTCTGTCTTTATGTCGCCCATCTCCTCATCAGTGATCCCGAAATCTTCCGCTATCTGATCACGCATTTCACCGACGACCTTAACGATATGCGTTAATAGATTGTCAAAGTCCATACTTCGTTGCGGCAAAAAACTATCCGCATGCCCTATTTCGTGAGCCAGCGTTTGGGCAACGGCATCATGATCACGTAATATCACAACGGAATATACCTTATTACCCGTCTTATAATGTTTCAGTACCAGATCATTGACAGAAACATCATGCTCTTTAGCCAGCTGCTTCAATGTATCATCGCGTGTATCCGGATAGAACATTCGTTTATCTTGGTATATAGCGATTCGATCACCGATGAAACTGTCCCGTAACAGTGCGATATGCGGATTCTTTTTATCGAGTTTAAAGTAACCAGACGTACCGGGATTACCCAAATAATCCATTATGATAGGATTATCGCCTAACATTGTTTTGGCAATATCCACCATCTCCGGCAGTCCCACCTTCGTAAATGTCGGATACTTGGTCGGTCTCAACTCGACCGAATGCCGTTCGCCAGATCGTTTCTCTGGGATTATATCTAGGTCCGCATCGCCTTCCGTTATCTGGCGTGGCTGGTTCTTACCTTTCTTGGTCGCCTCGAATGTGGGCGCAGACAGTGGATCTTTGGCGCCTTCACTACGCTGTTGTTCAATAGTAGACTGGATCCCTCGTTCCATGATCTTACCCGTACCAAGATCACGCACAATCTGATCAAACGATTTGCCCGTAAATTTACTGAGGAAATCACTAACCATATGACCATATTTATATAGTATTTTATCCGTTGTACTGGCGAATTGGTCGACTATATAATCTGCGTCACGATGGAAGAGCATCGTTCGTTTTACAGTATCAGCAAACAGTTCTTCGTCAAACTGACCCTGCTCATTCTGGAACGCTTTCGCTTTTTCAACACGTGCACGTTCACGAGGTGATAAGAAAAATCTGCGTAGAAGATGGCCCATCTCATGGTAAAATGCGCCCGTCTCTTCATCCGTATTCAATAGCTTTATCTCTGCCAGCGTAGCAGGGCTGCCGTCTTTCTCGACCTGATAGGTAATTATGCTTCCTTCCGTATAGAATCCTGCATCTACCGCACGTTTACGCAACGCTTCGACCTGTTCTTTTTTATTGTCCAGATCAGGATCCGACAACAGCGATTTCGCGTCACTTACAATGTCTTGGACTGTGTCGCTATATTGATCGTTATCATATACAGATACGATCGTCTGCAGCCAGTTAACGGGATTCTCTTTCCCTTCACTGTCCGTAGCCTTGCGCAGTAACACATTGAGCCCGTTACCCAAATCAACTTCCATACCGGGCACATTGACGGTGTTCCCTTTTGCGTCGGTCGTTTCTATTTCGCCTGTACGTACAGTCCAGTTCTTCCTTTTGGATAGGCTAATCGCTATCTCAGGCTCTTTCTTCGTCTCTTTAAGCTGTTCCTTTGGCTGTTTCTTTTTCTTCTTACTCTTTTTCTTCTTCTTCTTTTTACCAACAGAATATTGGACATCCTCATCCACCTCCACATCCGATTCTGTCTCAGTCTCAGTCTCAGTCTCAGTCTCTATTTCTGTGTCTGTCTCTGGTTCTGTCTGTGTTTGTTCCTCATCCGATTCTGTCTCAGTCTCAGTCTCAGTCTCAG